TTGTTGGCTCCATTGATCAGGGGTGCTATACATTCATGAATAATGTTGAAGGCTGGCGAATTCGTCCTGCTGAAAATGATGGCACCTATACTTTTATCGGGCAGCTTGTTCCCAAAGACTCAGCCATCCCCATACTCATTCCGACAATAGGCACCTATCGGGTGTTGATTAATGGCCTGCAGCCGATCACTCAGTCAGTGGCCCCTCTGGACGAGAAGCTGTCTCATATCCAGCAGTTCGTGTGGATTGATACTTCTCTGGCGGCGCTAGGGGATGGCTCTCAGGAAACCCCGTTTAATGATACGCCTACGGCAATCGACTACGCTGAGGCAAAAAACATCAGGCATATCCATCTGCTGAGCGACATCCTTCTTGACAGGGATCTCAAGAACCTTACGGTGGTTGGTGTTGGACTGCCAACCGTAGATACCAGTAGCCGCATATTGACGGGCGCAAAGTTTTTCCAGTGCCAGATGGAAGGGATGTCCACCGGATCAGTTATCGTCCAGCAGGGGGTGCTACTTCCAACTTTTGAGTTTGCTGGGTTTGTGGAAAAATGCGCTATTGTTGGTGACATTACAATTAATGGCGCCGCTCATCTCATAGAGTGCTACTCAAATAAATCTGGGGGTGGCTACGCCAACATTACCACCGGGTCGAACGTGCTACAGGTCAGCGACTGGCACAGGTCACTGGGCATCAAGGGGATGACTGGCGGCACCCATACGATTGAAATGTATGGCGGCCAACTTCATCTGGACGCGACCTGCGTCGGCGGCACGATCCATCTGCGGGGCAACTACAGCCTACCGCCTGACGATCAATCAGCCGGCACAGTGATCATCGATGAGACTGAAAATGCTGAGACATGGGCGCACGATGTCCGTGGACACACGACAGTCAATACGGCTGGCGGCCAGCTGAACCTTTCGAGGAAGATCCTGAAAAACTATACCGAGACAGATCCAGTGACCGGAATCATGACCGTATTTGATGACGATAAGGTGACGGTATTGTTCACCGCAAACATCTGGGAGAATATTGCCCAGACCACTCCATACGCAGGCAACGCCGTGAACAGCAGAGAAGCACTAGAATAATGTTGGCCACGAGAGGGCTTGGCCCGGTCAACCTGCTATGCACCGCAGGGCTTGGGCCATACAAAGCGTACATCGTTGTTCCTCCTGACGAGGATAAGCCCGGGCTGGGTGGTACGAAGAAACAGTTTGAGGTAATGCCCCGGCGGATCTTTATCCGGTCGAAGGTAGGCGAGCCGACGCTAAGGTTGGCGGATATTAAGCCAGAGGAAGTAGAGGAGATCCTGAGTAAAGCCACAGAGATTGTGGTCGAGGGTGAGCCTTATCTGGTATCAGGGCTGTTCCGACGCCTAAGCAGGCGCTGGAGATGCTTCCTCCGTCGGAGCTGGCGTCGAAAATAGAGGCGGTTAAGAAAGAGCTTGGCGTAACGAAGCTACAGGCGATCAAAGCCCTGAAGATTCGGGCCAAAAAAGAGATCGTGGCAGCACAGGAATTCAAGGTGTCACTGGTGAGAGAGGATGATGAGCTTGCGCTGATCATCATATTAGCGGAGGTTTAGATGGTACGTGCAGACAAACGAGTTATGCAGGCGTTCACCACCCCAGAGGGTCAGGTGATCAAGAAATTTTTGGAAGAGTGCCTTGGCGTCAAGGATGCCGATTGCCGAAACATGGAGGGCAATCTGATCTACCGAGCGCAAGGTGCGGCTCAGGAATTGGAAGAAATAGTAGGCCTTGCCAATAACGCAAGGAATGCACTAGAATCAATGTAACTTTGATGACCGAACACCTTCGGGCTTTAGTCAACAATTTGTGACACCGGAAGCGCGCTACATCCCGTACACGCGCAATGGCTCGCAGGAGAGAAGAGAGATATGGGCAGCGCCAATAAGAAAGCAAAGCAAGCAGGAATGGCAGCAGATGAATTAATACGTCAACAAGCTGAAGACACAGGGCAACCTGCTCCCGGCGAAGATGACAAGGCACAGTTGAAAGAGGTACCCAAAGGTGAGGTCGAGGCATCGGCTGACCTTGAAAAGAATTTAGACCAACCGAAGTCCTCTGGGCCGGGTGCGGAACCCGCCAAGACAGACGTCGATTGGGAAGCACGATTTAAGGGGTTACAGACCGCCTATGATCGTGATGTGCCTAAGCTGCGTGGTGAACTGGGAACAGCCTACACGAGCATCGAGAGCCTTCAGGGGCAGATCGATGAACTGAAGGAAGCTATCGGTAAACCATTAGATCCAGTTGTTGATGTGCCAGTTGAAAGTGTGGAGTTTACGGACGAAGAAATCGAACAGTATGGCCCCGGCCAGATTGGGATGATGAAACGTATCGCGGAAGGCTCCAGAACTCAGATGGCTAAAGACATGCTGGAACTCCAGAATACTATTGCTGAGCTTTCGTCAGGACAGAAACGGATTGAGGAAGATACCGTCGTCAGCAATGAACAGAAGTTCTTTGATGATGTAACAAAAGCGGTGCCGGACTGGAGAGCGATTAATACGAACCCAGCCTTCCATGCATTTTTGGATGAGAAAGTTGCTTACACCGATAAGACGAAGTCAGAGTTTTTGACTGAGGCCCGGGGTAAGTTGCAGACATCCAAAGTGATCCAGATCTTTACTGACTTTCTAGGTGTTGCGCCGACAAGTTCGTCTCATTCTGATGAGCCTGAGCTTAAGCCTGAGTTTGATGTGCCAGAAGATCTGATCACACCAAAGAATTCAGGTGGCGGCTTTATTCCTAATAAGGAAGAAAGGTATTACACCAGCGAAGAAGTCACGCAATTTTACAAAGACAAAGCGCAAGGTAAATACAGAGGCAAAGAAGATGAGGCGAGGGTAATTGAAAACGACATCTTCGCCGCAGGTCAGCAGGGCCGCGTCATTACAAGCAAGGCAGCCGCAAAGGCAGCCCGGTTTAGTAAGGACGAACTCTAAGACTTAGGCAATAGGTGTCATGTTATGGAGTGATATAACATGGCTGGTTTACCACGCGACTCTGGATACGTTGACTTAAGTTCAACAAGCTCCGGTAAATTCATCCCGGCAATCTGGTCGGGCAAACTCGTCGAGAAGTTTTACGATGCGACCGTCTTTGGCGAAATCGCTTCTACAGACTACGAAGGCGAAATCAAAGCAATGGGCGACACGGTTAATATCCGTACTACCCCAACACTGACCATCCGTGATTACAAGGTTGGCCAGAACCTCAACTACGAAAATCCAACAAGCCCTGCTGTAGAGCTGGCTATCGACAAGGGTAAGTATTTTGCCTTCGCCGTGGATGACGTTGATGAGTACCAAGCTGACATCGACATCATGGATGATTGGGCTGGTGACGGTGGCGAACAGATGAAGATCGCTATCGACACTGATTTACTTGCCAACATTTATGTTGACGTAGATGCTCAGAACTCAGGCCTGACTGCTGGACGCAAGTCCGCTTCCTTCAACCTTGGCGATACCGGCGCACCTGTTGCGCTGACTAAAGCCAATATCCTTGATTACATTGTTGATCTGGGTACGGTTATGGATGAGCAGAACATTCCTGAAACCGGTCGTTGGTTGGTGTTGCCTGCATGGGCATGCGGCATGATCAAAAAGTCCGACCTGAAAGACGCAAGTCTTTCCGGTGATGGCACCTCCATTATGCGTAATGGTCGTATCGGGATGATTGATCGCTTCATGCTTTACATGAGCAACAACATCGCCACAACCACAGACGGCCCTGACACCGTCTACAACATCATCTCTGGTCACAAGGCAGGCTTAACTTTTGCTGCTCAAATGACCAAGATGGAAACTCTGCCTAACCCATCCAGCTTCGGTCAGTTGATCCGCGGTCTGAATGTGTACGGCTACAAGGTGATCGAAGGTAACTACCTTTGCCACCTGTATGCTAAGAAAGGCTAAGTAGTATAGAGCTACCGGGGAGAGATCCTCGGTAGTCTTTTAATTTAGAGAGGAGAAGGGACATGACGTTACGTGGAGATGACAAGCCTGTCGCTGACGAGAAGGGAAACACACCTACTCATGTGCGAAACAAGGCTGGACGTATTTTTATTGCAACACCGCAGCTGATTGATCGTGACGATATGTCACCAATCTTTGATGGCGATGAAGAAGAAATAAAGAACAGTAACAGCAATCTGGATCTGCTGGCTGAGCGAGGCCCGCCTTCACATGTGCGCGCACAGAACGGTCGTGTGTTTGTTGCAACTGCCGAGCTTATTGATCGCGGTGATATGGAATTTTTGTATGACTACAAGCCCGGCGTCGCTACCAGTAAGGCTGCTACCAAGTTTGTTTTAAGTAAGGCGAACAAGCAGGCGATTAAGGACAAAGGTATCGAAGATTTTGATGTTGAGATATCAATGGATCAGGGTCTTGTTGAAATGAGATCTGATTACAAGGCTCTTACTGAAGGTAAAAGCATTGGGGTTGATGAGGTTTTTGAGAAAGACAAAATTGCTTTTCAGGCCTTGGAAGAGTTCGGAATTGTTCTCGACGTCGAGGGCGATCTGGATTCAGTCCAGAAGAGTATGGCCATGTTGCAGGACGCTGACGAAGACTTCTTGAACAACATTCGTGAGAAACAGAAAAATGATCAAGAAGACAATCAGAATAAAGATAATGACACTGATGATAGTGGCAACGATTCTGATGAAGACAGCGATACTGATGACGAAGACAGCTCGAAAGGTGATGGATCGGATAGTAATCCTGACAACAAAGAGTAATTCTTTATGACGCAAGCAATAACCATTGTTGATGATATTGCTCAGGAGTTAACAGACCCCTTGTTCCGCATATGGAGCAAGGGGAATTTAACTGACTACCTGAACTCTGCACAGCTGCTGATCTCAGAGCTTCGCCCTGACGCATCTTCAGATATTATAAACCTAACACTAATTCCCGGTACCAAGCAGGCTCTACTGCCAGCACACCGCAGACTGCTTGATATCGTTCGCAACATGGGAGTCGACGGCAACACGCCCGGCAAACCAATATGGGCCATCGATGAGCCTACACTCAATACTTACCGACCCAAGTGGCATAGTGAGACGGGCAAGACCGTCGTTCGCAACTTCGTCTATGACGAGAAGACCCCGAAGGCTTTCTATGTTTACCCGCCCGTTCATGCGACGATTGCGGTTCTTGTCGAGGCTAAGATCGCACAGAGTCCTGAGATAGTAACCGACGTAGATAACGACGCCATTGCGCTTGATCCTGTGTTCGAGATCATGATCCGTCACTGGATGTTGCACATGGCGTACTCCAAAGAGACTGACTCCATGGAGAGTCGATCACTGGCCCAGTTCCACTTCAAGGCGTTCTCAGGATTGCTTGGCGTTGATACTAAAACCATCAAGGCCTACACCCCGAGCGCAGAGATAAAAAGGGATGCACCTAAATGACACACATGGTCGGGTACGATTCTTACTTGTTCAAGGTGCTGCCTGAAGTTTCCGGCTGCCCGCCCATTGTCGCTGAAGACAAGATCCGTGATGCGATCATTGAGATCTGCCAGTCAACATCGATATGGCGCAAAGAGCTACCAACATTTTACACCTCCGACGGCACACCAACCTACGAGATCCTGATGGATGACTATGAGCAGCTGTGTCAGGTCAGCTGGGGTTACCTTGTGTTGGAAGCAAGTAATGAACGGTTCGATCTCGACGTCGTGTCAGAGGACGAGCTTGACGCATCATCCAATAAGGGATGGCGCGCACTCGAAGGCACACCGAAATTTGTTTACATGGCATCACCGATCACGATCCGACTGGCGATAATCCCTAACCAGCAGTTCGCTTGTTATCTGGGAATATTTGTGAAGCCGACTCAGGCTTCATTCGAGGCTCCGAAGTGGTTCTTCGATCAGTATCTGGAAACGATCGCGTGTGGCGCAAAGGCAAAACTATTAAACATGAAGGGCCGGTCGTGGTATGACCCTAAAGCTGCAGCCGATGAGCTGATGGATTTTAATAAAGGCATTCAAGACATCCGAAATGCCGCAACCCGCAGCCACACACGTGGGCCTAAACACGTAGCCATGAGGCCACTAGCATGATTAATCTTGTAGCGAACGATGGCTTGCCAGCAATGGCGATCACCCTGAAGAACGCAAAGACGGGCGAGTCTGATGATTCAGATACGTGGGATCCGATAGATGTGTCCGACGCGAACGACATCGTGTACATGAAGTTCCGCAAGAAAGGTACCGCAGTAATTATCGACACCATGGTGTGCGTTAATGAGACTGACGGGGCTGACGGCAAGGTCATCATGGTGTGGAGTCCAACCGCTCTTGCAGGACTGGTATCAGGATTATATGAAGGCGAGATCTACATCGACTTCAATGGAACAATACAAACCGTTTACGATGAAGTTAATTTTAATATTCGCGCAGACTTCTAATGTCACACATAAGAGCTGCGATTGATTATGTAAAGCTGAACGCGGTAGTAGAGCCTGTTCAGGATGCGATGAAGATAGTTGCACATGTCTTCCCGCGCATACGAGCAATTATTGAGAGTGATGAAATAGTAGCAATAGTAGGTGAGTCCAGATATGTAATTACTTACAGCGTCTGGGATGGTGGGTTAAGCGAGTGGGATGCCGTTGATGTACGCAGCTACGATGAGTACGATTGATACCTCTGGCATTGACGCAAGCAAACCGGTATTCGGCAACCCGACTACCGAAAGCGTTCGTGACAACTTCGCTGAAATAATTAACCAGTTAAACAATGCGGCCTCTGACATCGATGCAGCTGTCTCGCTCGACGCTGTCCTTCAGGGAATGGAAGGCGTCACGATCAATGCAAACGAAATGCATTATGCGACGGGCCTGAACACTTACGACGTTACCGCATTAACTTCTTTCGGTAGAGCGGTGATGGGTAGCACTGGTGATCTTGATGTCAACGAGCTGACTGTACTGGGTAACGTCAGTATTGGTGATGCCACTTTCCATACATGGGATTCATCATTTTCTGTTATTGAGGTTGGTGGCACTGCTGCGCTATGGAATACCAAAACAGAAGCTGGAAATAACTTTCTAATAATGTCCCAGAATGTCTACTGGGATGGCACTTATCGCTACATCCTTAATGATGAAGCTACTCGCTACATTCAGAACAGTGGAGTTCATACGTTCAGTGTTGCTGCAGCTGGCGTTGCAGACGCAGCAATCTCATGGATTGATGCGCTTACCATCGACAACGGCGGCCATGTCATTCTCCCACAGGTCAACGACGGAGCAACACCAAACTTCGCCTTTGGTGATGGCACCATAGGTCTGTTTGCAAGATCACTTACAGTGCTAGGTGTTGGAATTTCAGGGGCAGAGCAGTATAGCTTTGATACAAGCAGAATGGGGGCGACAGCTTCTACGGGAGGATCACTAGGGCGAACAGGATCTTCTGCAACAGTTCCTTTTGTTTTTCAGACCCAAGACTCTGATACAGGTGTCGGTGCAGCCTCTGCAGACAACCTCTCCCTGATCACAGGCGGCGTAGAAGCCATCAGGATTGATGCCAACCAGAATGTTGGTGTTGGGGTTGTGCCAGAGGCTTGGCACGCTAATGTTACTTCAATACAGTTATCACCAACTGCAGCATTCTGGGCTTGGTCTGATGGGCAAACCCATGTTACCGAGAATGTTTATTATGATACTGGTTACAAATATTTAACAACCGATTCTGCTTCTGAATATCGTCAACTAAGCGGTACTCATATATTTTCTGTTGCCCCATCCGGCACAGCTGACACCGCCATATCATGGACAACAGCCCTCACCATTGACAACGGTGGCCACACCATATTCCCATCTGTTGGTGATCCCGTTACCCCAACAATTGCTTTCGGTGATGGTGACTCTGGTTTTTATGAAATTGCCGCCAATCAGGTAGCTATCGCAATCTCAGGGGCGGCCAATACATATTTTGGTAATGGTTGGGTTATTAGTGGTGTTGCTGGTGACCGAGGGGGAATAAGAAACTCTACGGTTTCATCAACGGTTCCTTCATTCGCTGTAAATAATAACGACAACAATACCGGCATCGGCTGGGCTGGCGCAGACCAGCTCTCTCTAATTGCTGGCGGCGTAGAACGTATTCGTATTGATGGGTTTTACAACACTTATCTTGGTGGCGCTATAATCAATAGAGCTACCTCGTCAGTTGGTGTAATGCACATCGGAAATGCCACTACTTTCCCGGCAGCAAATCCTGTTGGTGGTGGAGCAATGTATGTCGATACCGGGGCATTAAAGTATCGAGGAACAAGCGGCACTGCAGCAACCATTGTTAACGCTGACGGAACAATACCAACAGCAAGTCAGTGGGCAACGATTACCAACGGCATTAATTATGATGGAACCGTAGGAATAGATAGCGACGACCTTCAAGCATGGTCAGCTTCTTTTGCTGTGTTATCTCTTGGTGACTGGGGAGCAATATATTCAAGTAAAACATCTGCTGACGTAAATATATCGGCCAACGCTTATTTTGATTCGTCTTATAAATATTATGGCGCTGATGATGCCACGCTGTTACAGCTTGCCAACGGAGGGTTTGAGTTTTTTGGAGCTGCCGTAGGTTCAGCAGACGCCGCAATAACATGGACAACGCTGTTCGAGGTCAATTCTTCTGGCAACGCCTGTATCGGCGGGTTCACCCCGAACAATAGCGCCGAATTATTAATCAAGAGAACTTCAGCTGCTGATGCTCACATTAGGGTTGAATCGAGTGGAAATAATTATTGTGGTATTGAGTTTCTTAATACGTCTGGCCAGTGGATTCTATGGAATCAGCCCGGTGGTGTTTTTTCAATAAGGAACCCATCGTTTAACGCACAAATGTCATTCGATCCTTCTGGAGAAGTTTCGCTTCCTCTGGGAATATTTAGGATAAAAGAGTCCGTTGCAGCAATTACAAACACCGCCTCCTACGGTCAGGTATGGGTAAGGAGCGACACAGCCAATACTCTAATGTTCACCGACGATGCCGGCGTTGACTTCGAGGTTGCTGGCGGAGGAGTAGCTGGCGGTAGCCCATGGGTTACTACCGGCTCTGATATTTATTACAGCACTGGTAATGTTGGCATTGGAATCACAGTCCCAACTAGCAAATTGCATTTGCCTTTAGAGAATGATTCCGCAACCCCTACTTTATCTTTCGGTGATGGAGATACCGGGTTTTATGAACTAAGTGATGACGTATTAGTTGTAGCCACATTCGCCACTGAGGCCATCAGGATTGATGCTGCCCAGAATGTTGGGATAGGGTCTAGCAATGGATTAGAGAGCTGGGACGCTACCCTTTCTGTGCTTGAGCTTGGAAGTAACGGGTCTATTTCTGCCACTACCAGCCCCGGAATAAATGGAGTTATTCATCTATCGCAGAACGCCTACGACTCTAGCACAGGGTGGAGGTATCAAGACACCGATCAAGCCACTTCGTACCGGCAATCTGGAGGATTCCATTATTTTTATGTAGCTGCATCAGGTACTGCCGACGCCGCCATCTCATGGAAAACCGCCCTAACCATCGACAACGGTGGGCATACAATAATCCCGCAGGTTAATGAGGTGGCTACTCCAACGCTTGCATTTGGTGATGGTGATACAGGCTTCTCTGAGAAGAACGATGATGAATTACATATAAGTATTGCAGGAGCTAGTCAGTGGAGAATAATGGCTGCAGGAATATTAGGAATTGCTTCTAATGCTCCTCAATTAAAAAATGAGGATTCTAGTGGCACTAATCCTGTATTTCTTCCTAGCAGAACTGATGCTGACACCGGTATCGGCAGATTCGCCTCAAATAATATTTCCCTAATAACGGGCGGTGTTGAGCGCATGAGAATCGGCTCAGCTGGTGGAATCAAGATCGCAGAAGTTGCAGCTGCTGAGACTGATGCTGCGGGTTATGGCCAGATCTGGGTTAAGAACGATGTAGCAAATACTCTTTGGTTTACAGATGATGCAGGTACTGACTTCCAGATTGGTGGTACCGGGTTAGCATCTAGCCCATGGACAACCAGTGGTAGTAACATCAACTACACCACTGGCAATATTGGTGTTGGAACCAGCGATCATGAAGCGTGGGAGACTGACTTTGTTGCTATAGAGATTGGCGACGAAGGCGCCTTTTATTACGATAGTTCTGCCGGTCTTGAAATTATCGGCATGACCGATAACTCTTATCGTGATGTATCAAACTGGAAATATAAATCAACCAAAGTGGCCAGCAAATATGAGCAGCAGCTCGGTGGCCATTACTTCAAGACAGCCTCCAGCGGCACTATTGATACTTCTATAAGCTGGACTTCAGCATTAACACTGCAGGCTGATGGTGATACTCAGGTTCATAAAGACCTTCTCTTGCTGCAAGTTTCTAAGGCTGCCAGTGGTACGCAAGCTGCACCAGCGTACTCGTTCACATCCAGTACTAACTCTGGAATGTACTATGAGAATAACTACTTAAAATTAGGTGAAGCCAACAAAGAAGGAATAGTGCTTGATGGCGCTGGCTCTGTTAGTTTGTTTGCAGAGCCTCCAGCGTGGGCTAGTGCCAGTACTATCTTTGGATTCTACGTTGGCGCAGGCCTTGTTCTTGAGGGTAATTTCAACGCCTCGAATGGCGGCTATGTTGGCAACAATTATTATTATTCTAGCGGGTACAAATATCAAAAGACTGGCTACGCAGCTAAATGGACTCCTCACGCCTCAGCCAAGATGTTTTACTCTCAGTACGCAGCAAGTGGAACGATAGGGAACGCCGTTACTTTCGTTGAGGCTATGTCGTTTGGCAGAGATACCCATGATTGGACAATGGGTAACACCACATATTACGACACCGACCTTACTATTTATGGCAACCGGCTTTATATTCTTGACAATGCCGCTAATGCAGTTGATGTCAGGCTAGGAAACTCTGTAGCCAGCTGGTACTTGAAGAATGCCGCCAGTGGTGATTTCGAGCTTGTTGACGGATCCACCGTAAGGTTGAAAGCAGCCGGAACAGAGGTCGGCGTTGGCACAACCAGCCTGCTTGGATACACCGCCGCATCACTACAGGTCGGTGATAACTTTGCAATGGCGTCATCAGACTCATCAATAGCAAGGTTTGCCTATGATGATGGGTCATGGAAATATTCTAGCGGCACAGCATGGCCAGCCAGATTAACTTTTGGAGACGGAACTACGCCATCTATAGCCTTTGAGTATGCTCAGGCTGGAACGGTGGATACCGCCATAACGTGGGTTACGCTGCTTGAGATGGAGACTGGTGGTGTCTTTAAGTTTGATACGTCATTCAATCCTGCATGGCATGGATCAAGAACGGTCATCCAGCTTGGTGGTGAGTCTGCTATTGCGGCACTGTCTACTGGCCTTGAGCTGTGTCAGAGCATGTATCGCAACGGCAGCGGTGTCGATACCTATGCCGCAACGGCGGCTGCAAGCATTATTGATATGGCGGCAGGCATTATTGACTTTAAGGTGGCGGCCTCTGGCACCATCGATACCGCGATCACATGGAAGGAAGCTCTCCAGATAGATAACAATGCCAACGTGTCTATAGGTAGTGCTGCGTTGGCCACGACAGCGACCGATGGATTCCTGTATATTCCAACTTGTGCTGGAGTTCCGACAGGAACGCCGACTACAAAGACTGGCCGGGTGGCCCTTATTTTCGACACAACCAACAACAATCTATATGTCTATGACGGCAGCTGGATCAGCGTTGCATTAGCTTAAGGAGAACAATTATGTCAATGAACGTAAATAAAGCACGATCAACTGGCGTCGTATCGACTGACCCAGTATCACGAATCCAACGGATTCAGTTTAACCACGACTTTGCTGCAGCTATTGCTGAGATCCCTGAGATCCCTGCAGTCGGCGAAACCCCGGCAGTACCAGCAGTTCCTGCTGTTCCAGAAAGTCCAGCTACCATCACTGTTCTGGTGGATTTCTTTGAGTCACAGGCTGCTCTGGATTCTGGTGATAGTCCGTTCGATACACGCAGCTATCAGGTGAATGAGCCTATGGCTATGGAAGCCCTGCTAAACACGGAGCTGAAAACTTTGGCTGACTTTGACGCAGCTGTTTAATAATTTATAAACGAGAGAGTAGAGGAGAAGGTAATGAAGATTAATTTTAAGAAGTTCATTAACGGATATGACGGCAAGCCAATGTTGAAGCCCGGCGAAAAAGAGGGTGGGGCCGACATGATGCTTGGTCATATGGCTATGGTTGCGTTGAACGCTATGCAGGAGAAAGATAAAGATCTCTCTGCTGAGAAAAAAATTCATCGCGCGATCTTGTCTCAGGAAATTTATAACGCTACCGAAAAAGAATCTGCCGACGGTAACATTGATATTATTTCTGATGATGCAGCAATGATCAAAGAGCTTATGCTTCCACTGTATGGCCCGGCAGCCATCAAGGCAGCATACGACTTGATCGATCCGCCAAAACCAAAAGTGGTCGAGAAGACCTCTGGCGATAGCAAGTAACCAGTAACCTGACGCGAGGATAAGAAGGTGGCCGACACATTTCTATTTAGAAACAATGCAGTCTCAACACTGCTGGCTGGTATCAACGATACCGACACGGCCATCTTCCTTGCAACGGGCGAGGGAACATTATTCCCAAGCCCGGCAGCAGGACAAAGATTTGCTGCGACGTTAACCAACGCCGCAGGCGATAAAGAAATAGTTTACTGCTCGGCACAGCCGAACGCTGATGAGCTTACCGTTTCTCGTGGTGAAGAGAGTACGACAGCCTTATCATGGCTGGCTGGTGACTCGATCGATATTCGTGTAACGCAGGCCATCCTTGAGCAGATCCTTCAGGGCGACGGTATCGTTATTCTGAACACGAACGCCGATCAGGTTGATGGGCTTGAAGCTGCGGCATCAGCAACACCCGGGGCATTGCTCGCCCTCGACGGCTCAGCAATCCTACAAGCCACCGTGGCGAACGCTTTGTTGTTGGAAGGCAACAACAGCGCATACCATCGCGCACGAGGTAACCACACAGGCACACAGCTGATGGCAACCATCTCTGACGCTGGCGCATTAGCGACAGTTGATTCGGTGCAGCAGCTTTACACTGGGGCCGGCTCGCACCCGTTCACAGTCCCGGGCGGAGTAACAGAAATAACAGTGGCTATCGCTGGTGGTGGTGGTGGAGGCGGAAATGGCAACACAGGAAGCGATGAAAGCACTAAATCTATGGGCGGTGATAGCGGAAATATTCAGACGTTCGTAATGAATGTTGTCCCCGGCGCAATTATTCCAATCACGCTTGGCGCTGGTGGATTAGCGTCAGCAGATGGCGCTGACTCGACGTTTATGGATAGCTCTGGCGCAACAGCAGGTACAGTTGATGCAGCGAGTAATGCGAACCCTTGCGTCATTTCTGACATAGCGCACGACCTAACAACAGGCGACATAATTTATGTTAGCGGGGTTGGTGGTATGACAGAAATAAATGACAGATATTTCAAGGTCACAGTTCTTACTCCTGACACCTACGAGCTTGATGATGAAAACAGCTCGGCATACAACGTGTTTTCTGGCGCTGGAATATGGGCGAAGAATGCCCCGGTTATTGCCACAGGAGGAATTCAAGGCCCTGACTCTTATTGGCCCGACGCTGGCGCAGTATTCAATGGGTACGGTTATGATCTCGGTAACTTCGGTCAGTCGTGCGGGGTGTTTGGTGTTGGAGGATCAGGAGGGCGAGGAACCGTCAGTACTGATGCAGAAGATGGCGTGAACGGTGGCGGTGGGGGTGGTGGTGCAAACAGTTTTACTGGAGCCAGAAGAATCGGTGGCGCTGGCGGCGATGGTGTTTGTTATATTTTCTGGTAAAGGTAATCGATGTCAATTGTAAGACTACATGGATTTTCAGGGATAGCTCCGAAGCTGGATCCTGTCTTTCTAAAATCACACCAATCGCAGGTCGCAAAAAACTGCAGGCTTGATGGCGGCGCACTTCGCTCATGGAGAAGTAATCGTGACGAGGCTGACCTTGCGCTTGCCGGTGAAATAAAAACCATCTACCAAATGCCGGGCGGCGAGTGGCTTCAGTTCACTCAGGATGTAGACATCGTTAAGAGTCAGCTTGCTGATGATGCAACTGATCGACATTACTATACAGGCACAGACGTTCCTCGCGTGACCAATAACGCCTTGGTTGATGAGGGTGGCGATAATATTTATCCAGAGAACTCTTACATTCTTGGGGTGCCTGCACCTACAGGCGCGCCGACCGCAACGCTTGTTTCTGGAGCGCCGGTAACCCCTGTCGATACCGCATACGTTTATACGTTCGTTAATGACTGGGGTGAAGAGAGCGCACCAAGCCCGGTATCAAATATTGTTGCGTGCGACTTTGATGTGGAGAGCATTAATCTCACAACTCTTGATGCTGCCCCAGCCGGCGATTACGTTCCAATAAATAAGTGGCGCATCTATCGTATAGCGTCAGGCACAGTGGGTGCTGAGTATTTATTTGTTGCTGAGGTGACCATTAACGTAAGTTCACCACAGTACAACGATTCAATTCTAACGGAAGCTCTTGGTGAGTCACTCGTAACTGAAGATTGGGATTTTCCACCAGCAGGATTGATCGGCCTGACTGAGATGGCCAACGGAATCTTCGCAGGGTTCGTTGACAACAAAGTTTATTTCAGCGAGCCATATATTCCTTACGCATACCCAGATAAGTATTCCTTTACCGTTCCCGTAGATGTCGTGGGCCTCGGATCTTTTGGTAGCACGCTAGTTGTCACCACCAAATCAAACCCATACACAATTACTGGAATCACACCAGAGTCTATGTCGATGGCCAAGCTTCCGGTCAGGCAGGCGTGCGTCTCCAAGCGGAGCATAGTTAATCTCAATAGAGGCGTTGCTTATGCTTGTCCTGACGGCGTCTTTTATGTTGGTGATAACGGAACAGAGCTGGTAACAAAAGATCACTACACTCGTGAAGAGTGGCAGGCACTTACACCCACAGCCAGCCACGCCGAACGTGTTGATGAAAACTATGTCATCTTTTTTACTGCGCTTAAGCAAGGCCTTCTTATTGACCCAGAGTCAGGCCCGGTCTTTCTTGATATTGATGCTGACGCGGTATGGTCTGACGATGAGGGCGACAAACTTTACATGGCCATCTATGACGAGACGGCGCTAACAACCAGCATAAAAGAATTCAATGCTGGCGGAAGCCGTCTAAATTATACATGGAGATCGAAGTCGTTCCTGATGCCACAGCTTATTGCGATGACGTCATGCAAACTTAACGCTGACTACGATGCTGAGATAACACAGGAAGAAACCGACGAGATACAGGCTGAGCGTGACGCACTAACGATTCTGAACGCGGCACTCATTGCGTCTGGAGATCTATGTAGTTCGATCAACGGGAACGTGATCAACGAGTACCCGATTAATGGTGACTGTCTATGGCTGCTACCTATTGTGCCAACGGTGTCATCATACGTGCTGAAGATTTTTGGTGACGGTGAGCTGTTGGTTGAACAGGTGGTGAGTAGCGTGTCTCCGTTCCGGGTTCCAATAGTTGAAAGATATAACCAGTACGAGATTGAAATATCAGGACAGTACCCTGTGAGGGATGTCGTGTTGGCAACATCGATACGGGAGCTTAAGGCTTATGCCGCCTCTTAAATTCTTGGCAAGGAAGTTGCCGGCGATACCGGACGTTCCGATAGATCACCCAGAAAAAAAATGGCTCCAGACAATCAAGGAGAGGCTCGAAGTTATGAACGGCGAGAGAGTAAAGCCCGGAGAAAGAAAGGTTACTGCGGTGCCGACATTTCAGGATCTGATTGACCTCGGATTAATTACAGAGGATCAGGTACCGAAGTGAGTAAGTTTTTTGTGTTGGCGTTGCCAAGAAGCAGAACGTATTGGTTGTCGAAATTCTTAGGCTGCATGCACGACGGGTTGTTTTATTATCCTGACTACTCGGAGTTCATGGAGTCAGATTATTCTGGCGACAGCACGACATGTTATTTGCAGGTAAGGAATTTTGTTGAGAACCATCGCAAGGTGGTAATACATCGAGACATAAAAGAAGTAGTGGAGTCACTGCATGGAATTTTTGGAGACGTTGATCTTACTTTTCTTGATGAGGCGCAGCAAGGATTAAAGAACGAGCATGGCGCGCTGCATGTCGATTTTAATGACATCGATGAACGCATCGAGGAGATCTGGCGCTACTGCATTAATGCAGAGTTCCCTGTTGCCCGCTATATGAAAATGAAAGACCAGATACTGAACAACGATTACATGATAGAGGAAGTACGCAAATGCCTGTCACGCACAAACAGCTTGATCTAAAGGTTAACGTGGACGCATTGAAAAGTGCGCTCCATAAAAACGATCATCTGTTTGGTGAGTACCCGTACCGTGGAGTGGAAGGATCCCCTCATACTGAGATGAAAGATATCTGGATCCGCTTCAATGACGTAAAGCCGTTCGTTGAGTCTGGAGACTTCTCTACAATTGTTGATGAGCATGAGTCTATCTGGTACCCGGCGTACTACAAATTACCAGAGATACAAAAGCCTTTGTTTGATGTGATCGATGCGGTTGATGGCGAGAGATTAGGAGGTATACTTATAACCAAACTACCACCGGGCGGAAAGATTCAGCCACACAGAGACTCGGGCTGGCATGCTGAGTTCTACGATAAATATTACGTGCCGATACAGAACGCTGAAGGCGCCATTTTTGCTTTTAATGATGGCGTGATCGCACCTGAAGAGGGTGAGGTTTTCTGGTTCGACAACTCGAACTTGCACTGGGTTGAGAACAACTCAGATATTGACAGGATCGCTATGATCATATGCATCAAACACAGGAGTAACTGATTATGCCATACGCAGCAGCAGTGGGTGGCGCGATGGCCCTTGCCGGCGGAGTGATGCAGGGCAACCGGGCGGCCAGTGAAGCGAAGAAAGGTCGCGCTCTCCAGAGGGAGAGTCTGGATTTTGCCAAAGGCCAGTACGCCGATTACAAAGAGATGTACGGCGGCATGGAGGCTGACATGATCTCTGAGATTGAGTCATACGTTCCCGGCGAAAAACTCCAGACGTACATGGGCGAATCAACTGCCGACGTCGCCATGGCCTTCGACAAGCGCCGGGGCCAGACATCCCGCGAGATGGGTCGATACGGTATTGATCCTTCGCAGTCGCGCTTTGATGAGCGTCAGGATGAGATTGGTCGTGAGAAAGCCTTGGCTGAGGTTAGTGGTCGCACAGGCGCACGCAGAAAATCTGAGGCTGACGATGACAAGAACTTTGCCCGCAGGCTTGCCGCTATTAGCACAGGCAAGGAGATCCCGGGTCAGGCTGGCGCAGTGATGGGCGCGCTCCAGAGTGGGGCCGACGCATACAGTGCCGACGCAAGCCGATCCAGACAGGGGGCGTCAGCAAGCTATGGCATGGCAGGACAGCTGGTTGCCAGAGGGGTAGACGCCTATAACGCAACACCAGATACTGGTGTGGGCGGAGATTATAGTGGTGGTGGGTATGTTGCCCCGGGCGGCAGCTTTGGGATGGATGCCGGGTACGGCGACGCCGACGTAGATTACTAGGAGACGATTATGCCAGCAGGACTAGCAGAAGCAATGGTTCCATTTACTCAGGGCTACCTCAAAGAAGAGGAGGCCGGTCGAGGTCGAGAGGCTGCAGCCGTTGAGGCTCAAGCTGTATCGACTGAGCGCACTGAAACCTCTGATGCCCGTCGGATGAAGATGGATCAGATGAAGGAAACCATGCGCCGGGAAAACTTCAAGGAAGCCCTGCAGCACATGATGGTTGGTGACTTCGGCGCAGCTGAGTCGGCCTATGGCAAGAGCGGCAAACGCAAGATGGAAAAAGGTTCGGCTCGCGCTGAACAGGATGAGGAGGGGAACACCTTCTTCACGTGGAATGACGAAGAGTCTGGCGAGCAGGTTGTCACTGAAATGAAGTACGCCATGATGATGGCTGGGTTGCGTCCGGGCGATTCCGAGATGCCCGGCGAAAAACATAAGCGGGATCTGGAACTTCAGGCTGCCAAGTCGAAAGGCAAGGCCGGCTCCACAAACCTGATAAAGAACGTCGAGTATTTCATGGGTTCCATGCAGGGCCGCGATGGCAAGCCGATCACCAAGCAAGAATTATTCACTCGCCTAACCGGAAGCAAGAAGAGCCGTGAAGGTATGGCCATCCAGCTGCGGGGCCAGATCCTGAAGCGTGCCTCTGACGAAGGTCGGTCTGTGTCTACCGAGGATCTCAATACTGAGGTCAAGGAGGCCATGGACTTCATTGGTAAGTTCGGTGAACAGCAGGGCGCGATGGCTGAGCCGGGCGCAACAACACCTCCAGTCAATGCTGAGGTTGCCGAGCTGCAGGAGATGGCTAGAAAAAAGAATGAATTAATAGCCAAAGAAAAGTCCGCAACGGAAGGTCAAGCTATGGCAGACTTCAGCGATCCAGAAACGCACGACAATTAATCAAATAAGGGCAGCCCATAATGTCTAGCTGGGAAGAGATCGTAGCGTCTGAGTCCTTTCAGGCGATTCCAGAAAGCGAGCGTGAGCCAATACGCGACGCCTACTTCGAGAAAAATATCGCACCAGCATTGTCTCCTGAAGACGATGTTGCCATGGTGCGTGAAGCGTTCGATGAGAAGACAAAGAACGTAGACGTAACCCACCGCCAGAAAAAATACGAAGAAGATACCGGGTTCTTTCAGCGCCTTGGCATGCGCCTTAAGGGTGGTGTCCATGATGTGATGGCGTCAGCCGGTGGTGCCGCGGTCGTCGAGGATACCGACGAGCTTTCTCAGCTCGCAGAAAAAGAGAAGATGTTCAAGGACTTCGAGGCCGGAACCCCGTTCCCAGAAGATTCCTTTGCCCGGCAAATGCAGGTAGAAAACCCTGATCGGTTCGAGCAGTGGATGGAGGAGTCCAAGGCAGCGATCCCCAAAAAACGCAAGTTCATAGAAAGCACCCGCAAAGAATTACTCCAATCGAAGCGACGTCACGAGAAGGAGGGCGCCGCCGTCCCGCGTGCGCCTGTGTCCGAGGCCGTCATGCAGGCGAACACGTTCGATGAGGCGTGGGACATAGCGAAGATTGCCCCTGTCTCGTTCATCGCTGAGGTTGGAGTGCGGAGCTTTCCCATGATGACGATCCCAATAATCAAGGGCGTCGCTGGCGGTCTGGTGATGGGGCCAGTCGGTTTTGCTGCAGGCATGGGGTCTGGCTCCTTTACCGTTGAGCGTGCCGCATCCCTGAATGAGGCCATGATCAGTAAGCTCCATGGTCAGGGTGTCGATATCAACAACGAGCAGGCGATGCTCAAGGCGATCAGTGAGCCAGAATTTTTCGACGAGATGAAGCGAGATGCTAATACCCGCGCATTAATCATCGGGTTCCTCGATGCTGTATCAGGTGGCCTTGCCTCGAAGACCATGGCGCCAGCGGCCATCAAGAGTGCCATGGCTAAGGAGATGTTCAATGTCACAGCACAGATGCCCGTACAGGGCGCTCTCGGAGGTTTGGGTGAGGCATCAGCCCAATGGGTCACTGAAGGAGAGATCAGAGCTGGTGAGGTCATGGCTGAGGTTGCTGGCGAGTTCGTGCAAGCCCCGGGCGAGGTACTGAGCGCGACGCTGGCAGGCGTCAGGGGCCAGTCTGTCGAGAAGGTTAAGGCAGACATCGAGAAAGACGAAGACCTTAAGAAGCGCCGTGATGAGCTGGACGCGAAGGCTGACGAGTATCGTGAGGCCAAAGAAGGTGGCGCCTCAGAGATCGAGCTTGAGGCCCGGGAAGAGGAGATGATGGAGGACTCCAGCCAGTTCATGGAGAAAGCCGCAGCCGCTCACGTTAAGTATGAAGAAGAAGAGCGCATGATCAAAGGCCTTGAGCAGGAGCTGGGCTTTGCTGCGATGGATGAAACCCGTACAGCTGATGCCATCCAGAAGGATCGAGTCGAGGTCGGCATCGAGAAGCCAGCCATGGCACCACCGAAGAAGGTAGCCGACGTCAAACAGACCGTCGCTATGGCATCGGAAGTTGAAACGAAAAAGACTGAGGCGATCACCCGGAAAACTGAAACGCAGATGCAGAAAGCGTTAAGGGAGGCAGCGAGTGGTATTGATCAGGCGGCGGCTGAGGTGGACACCCAACCTACTGAAGCTCAAAAGGAATCTGGGAATTATAAGAAGGGCCATGTATCCGTCCAAGGTCTACCGGTAGCGATCGAGAACCCGAAAGGGTCTGTTCGTTCAGGTAAGGATGAGGGTGGGCAGGAATGGTCGCAGAAAATGGAGAGCCACTACGGCTACATCAAGAAGTCAGAGGGCGCAGACGGGGATCATGTTGATGTCTTTTTGGCCGACGGGGCAGAGGCAGCCGACACCGTATTCGTCGTCAATCAGAACAACCCGTACACCGGACAGTTCGATGAACACAAGGTTGTCATCGGGCCGAAGACTTCCGAGGCCGCTAAGGCTGAGTATCTAGGCAACTATGCGAAGGACTGGGCAGGGTTCGAGTCCATCGTAGAGATGACCATGCCTGAGTTCAAGGCGTGGCTGAAAGAGGATACCACCAAGCAGGCCCAGCAGGCGGACGTTACTAAGCTGACACCAAAGACGGCGATGGCTATGCCTGAAGAGGCTGCCGTCGCTGAGCCTAAGATGTCGAAGAAGGCCAAGAAAAAGAAACCAGTGCGCGCACCTCGCCGCGAACTGAAGGGTACGGCCCGGTACCTTAACGCTGCAGGAGATCTTGCCGGCGCACCTCCGGGCGTGAAGTCACCACAGAAGCGAACCGCTCTGGTGAAAAAGATGGTGACCGCCATGGAAAGCGATATGGCCCAAGCCCCTGACACGTTCGAGTGGTACGACAATTCTGGCAAGGCGATCATGGCTGCGGCCAACAATGACCCGAAGGTTGCTGAGAATATCGTGCGCCTGTTCGCGTTCTACTCTCAGGCCAACTCACTGGGTGGTAACACCACCGCCGCGATCAAGTCGCTGTACGAGATTGCCCGGGGAAACATGGAGCCACGAGCTGGCCGGTTCCCTAATCGTACCAAAAAATACATCAAGGCCTTGCTGGCAGCCAAAGACTTCACCACCAAAATTCCGGGCGTTGAAGATAAGCTGATGAACTTCTACCGGAACCTGCACGATTCCACGTTCGGTACCAACCTGTTCGAGGAGGCGGCCACTCAGGATCGCTGGATGCTGCGCCTGTTTGGGTACGCTGAGAAGGGTGATGGGGTATCTGCAGGCAAGGCTCAGTATGACTTTGCTCATGACCTGAACGTCGATATCACCGACGCCTACAACAAAAAGCATGGCACAACCCTGAAGCCTCGTGAGGCTCAGGCTGCCCTGTGGTTTTATGCGCGCAACATCGCCGGACTGGAAAAGGCTGAGGCCGCAGGTAAGGAATTCAAGATACCGGCGGCTGTGGACTTTGCCCACTACCTGAACCGGGCCACCGAGGTGGTCACATGGGAGGCCTTGCCTTCAGTTGGGTCTGGGATCCTCCCGGGGATTCACTCCGCAACCGACGAGCAGAAGGCTGAATATAACGAAGCCATCTACGACATCCTTACCGACGCGGAAGGCAACGACGTCATCCTGAAGAAGCTTGGCGCTGTTCTCTCTCGCACCGATCACGGCATGGGCAGCTTCGAACTATCGATCAGCCCGAACTTTATCACCAAGGTGGTGGCCGATAAGGAGGCCGGGGTATATGAGCGCGAGATCGTAGACCTGTACTCCAACATGATCGGCATCATCATGACGCAGGACGCCGTACCGTGGCACCGGGCTGACCCTACCCTGACAGGTAAGAAGGCTGCGGTTGGCTATGAGATCACAGCTGAGACGCCCTTCACGGCAGAGATGGCTAAGGAGTTCTATGATCATGTGAGCAGCGTCATGCCGGGCGCTGAGTTCAGCATGATCAACGGCAACCTGAGATTTATTAACTTCAGGAATGTGGACGGCAAGCCGCTACTATTAACCGACGCCAAGTATCGAGCAAACATCTCAACAATTGTTGACACGTTCGCTGGGTTTGATATCATTGACGTCGCTGACTTTAAGGCAGAAGGTGAATATTATGCAAACGACTGGAACAAACAAAAAGCGGGTGAGGAGTATCAAGATCAGATCCGCGAAGCCGGACGATCCGATCTACTCGACTGGGTTCGTGGTAGGCGGCAAGCAGTCGGGCGAATTAACGAAAAATTCGCAGGCAAATACGGATGGAACACCGCGCCAGAAAGGCAGACTTCCTCACCAGTACCCCTATCTCGACTGACCGATCCAGCTGCAGCGCAGCAGGAGATTTACGGTCGCTTCGGTACCCTCAATGAAGAGCGAGACACCACCGAAGATCTCAAAATTTACGACCTCGATGAGTTAATCTCTGACCCCAGCAAAACAAGTGCAACCCTTTCCACGTATGGCTATGGGGTTAAGGTGTTCTCGTTCCACGAGGATCCTGCCGCCGGGGTGACGTTCACGGTACCGAAGCTCAAGAAAGAGCATTACGGCACCGGGGTGATCTGGATCTATGAGCCTCGCGTGGCTCACGGATCATTCAAGGATGAGGAATACACTCGCCAGTGGCGCACCATCCACGAGCTGGGCCACGCTATCACTGCAGACATCATGCAAGACCGCTACGGGGAAAGCCGTCGTGAGGGACGCATGGGTCGACCATGGGCCGCAACCCGGGGCCACCCATCCAAACGTCAGGTAACCGTCGAACTGGAGCCACTGACCTTGCTTGAGGCTCAGCGTGCCATCGAGTGGGAAGACGTTACCTTCCGTGTCCAGCGCATGCTGATGGAAGATATGGGCATCAAGGTTAATCCTGCCGACTTCGGTCGTGAGTACAACACCAACATCGGGGATGCCCTGCACCGTGTGCTGACCGGAGATTTTGGCGACCCGGGCGAGTACGGATTTGTTCCACGTGAAACACTTCCATCGATCAAGTCGATCATGACCATGCTCGAGCGCACTGAAAAATCCATGGCGAAAGAGCAGGGCCGTGAGGCAACCGAAGGCTTGAACATGGCCGAGTACAACCGGTTCACTCAGGACGAACTCAGATCAGAGATGGTCAGACAGCAGCGCAAACCAATGCTCCGCAAGGGAGGCAAGGGTCGAACCACCGTACAGGATCTCAACGCCCACGTGTCGCAGCTCACCAACGCTTGGAGGAATGCTCCACAGATAGTGGTGGTCGAGGACTACCTGCATCTGCCGACCGCATTGAAAGATTTTGTAGAAAAATCAAATGCTCAGGACGATGTCGATGGCCTGTACGATCCAATTACCGGTACCGTCTACCTCGTAGCCGACGGCATATCCAGCGCCGATCACGCAACCAAGGTAATCTTCCATGAGGTACTGGGTCACGCCGGGCTTCGCGGCACCATGGGTAATGACATCGTTCCGTTCCTCCGGGGTGTGTTCAAGTCCAACCGTGAGGAGATGAGCAAGGTCGCGCTCGAATATGAGCTGGATCTGAATAACCCAGCAGATCGGTTGGTTGCTGCAGAAGAGTGGCTGGCCATGAAGGCTGAAACCAGCCCGGCAAATTCCTACGTTCGCCAGCTGATCTCATGGATCCGCCAGTGGATGCGTAAAGTTTTCAGTGGACTCAAGGTTACCGATGACGAAGTCCTCGGCGCACTGGGCCGCATGCGTGGCACCATGATCGACGGCAGTGCCAGCTGGCAGGTTGCCAAGGCGATCCATCCGTTGCTCTCAAGATTTCAGAAACCATTTTACTCACACATGGAGTCAGTGCTGACCGACAAATTACCCGGCAAGGGTACCGGTCAACAGTACGCTGCCACCATCAATGCGTTCGTAAAAAAGGGGGTGATCAAATCTGAAGAGGTCGAGTGGTCTGGAGTTCTGGACTGGCTTGCTGAGCAGGATGCGAAAATTTCCAAGGCCGATGTACTCGACTATGTGAAGGCAAATAAAATTGAAGTGCAGGAGGTGGTCAAGGAGCAGGTTGATAATGCTACCAAGCTGCGCGAGATGTTTGATGTTGAGTACAGCAACGCTGAAGACGGCTACGTTATTACTGGAGAGATGGCCGGAGCTAGACGGCACAACTTGTTTGAGACTGAAGAGGAAGCGTGGACTGATCTCGAAGAAGAGTATGGCGTTCAGGAATTAAGCGATACAAAATACCACGATTACCAGCTGGCCGGCGGTAAAAATTATCGTGAGGTTTTATTAAGGATTCCGGTCAGGAAGACCGGGGCCAAAGACGAAACTATTCTTGGTGACATGATCTCTGATGTTACCGGTGATCGTCCTGATGAAACAGTTGGAACATATAAAGGCTCTCACTTTAAGGAGACAAACATCATTGCCCACGTTCGCATGAACGAACGTACTGACGTAGACGGCAGCAAGGTTTTATTTCTCGAAGAAGTGCAGAGCGACTGGCATCAGGCTGGCCGCAAAAAAGGGTACGGTACTGAAGGCGGTATTGTATGGAGAGTATATAACCCAAGCTCCGACGAACATCACTTCTTCCCTAATGTGGGGGATGCTAAAAAATACCAGAAAGAAATGATGGCGTCAGGATGGGATGGCCCAACCGTTGCGATAAAGAAGATTGAACCAAAGACTGTACCTGACGCACCATTTAAGACGTCATGGCCACTGCTTGCAATGAAACGAATGATTCGTTACGCAGCAGAGAACGGTTTCGATAAAATTGCGTGGACTACTGGTGAGCAGCAGGCTGAGCGTTATGATTTAAGCAAACAGCTAGAGAAGGTTTCAGCTTTCAGAAAAGAGCCTGACTCATTCCAGATAATGGGGATTGATACCAGAGGCGACTCTATTGATTTTGGGCTGCATCATAAAGATAAGCTTGATGCTGTTGTTGGGAAAGAGCTTGCTGAAAAAATACAAAAACAAAAAGAACCTAACGGAGTTTATGCAGGCCAAGATCTAAAGATTGGCGGTCAAGGTATGAAAGGTTTCTATGACCAGATCCTACCGAAGACTGTTAACAAGTACGTTAAAAAGTGGGGAGCAAAAACCGGTACGACCGAGTTTGCTTTTTATACTAAAGATTTAATCTCTGGCGAACGAGTGATGGACGCGCTCGGTATGCCAAAAGATGAGCAGCAGGATTACTGGAGAGGAATTACACAAGAAAAAAGAGATGAGCTGTTTGCGGAGTATCGTGCATCCGAAACACGAGTTCACTCTGTTGATGTCACTGACAAAATGCGTGAGGCCGCACTCGATGGTCAGCCATTATTTTCTCGTGGCGCAAACCGCAATACAGAAAATTCTCCTGAAGCCAGCGACCAGATGGAGTCGGACATAACCGACGAGAACAAGAAGACGTACAAAGATCGCGTCATGAACTGGATTCATCAGCTCGATAATAAAATCGATGGGTTCGGTGATCTGATTGATCTCGAATCGTATCGTGAGTCACGCGGTAAACTGCAGGCGCTCATCCAGCAAGGTCAAGACTCCGCCAGACTGCTGTACGAAACATTTAATAAGCTGAGTGAAACAGAATCACTCAATGTGTTCGAGTACCTTACTGACAGAGACGTTAAGCCCAGCATCATCGAAGACAAAGAAGTTCGCATGAACGCTATCAAGGCAAAGAACATTATTAATTCCATGGGCCAGATGATGGTTGAGCGCGGCATCATTCCGTCTTCATCGTTCCAGAATTACGAGAGCCGTTACTTGCCACGTGTTTACCTTGCTTACCTGATGGGCGACAAGGCAATTAAAACTCTGGGTACTGGCAAGAAACTATCGAAGCAGGGTTACGCGAAGAAGCGCAGTGAAAATCTAACAAAAGAATACCGTGAGGTTGTGCTTGGTGAGATCAAAGATCCAGCCTTCCTGTTGTCACGCGCTATAGGAATCCCGTCTCGTGATCTTGCAATCATGGAATTCTTCGATCAAATTTTACAGAATCCTAACTGGGTTCTTCAAGACCAACTCGTGCAGATCCAGATCCCCGGGACTGATGTGATGCGTGAGGTGACGCCTTTCTGGCTGCAGAACGAAGCGAAGCGACTGCGCGCTATGTCCTCACAGTTATCGGATAGCCCACAGAAAAGTAAGATGGATAGCCTTGCTTCTCAGTACGAGAAGCTGGCTGCCGACGTACAACAGGACGAACAGTTCGATGCTGATGAGTACGCTCAAATTCCTGACACACCTCAGTACGGAATTTTACGCGGATTAATTGTGAAGCGCGCAATCTATGATGACATCGCAGGATCAGGCGCTGGTCTTCAGGACAACCCCGATGCGTGGATGAGCATGTTTAGTCATGGCGGTACCGGCACAAAGATCACACAGATGTGGAAGGTCATGAAGGTGTCTCTTAACCCGCCATCACAAGTGCGTAACCTTGTGTCGAACTGGGTTCTGCTTAACTTAAGCGGAGTCCCGATCCACAAAATGATCCCGTTACTTATTCGTGCGCTTGGCGAGATACGAAAGGACGGACAGTATTATAAGATCGCTCAGGAGTACGGCATAACTGCCGGAACATTCTCTGCCAACGAGCTGGCCGCAATCGAGCGTGAGTTCGTAGACTTTCAGGCTCGCAACAAAGGCAAGATGAGTATCCCGAGCCTGCTTAATGTTGCCAGCATGATAATCGAAAAGGCTGGTGAGATTTATCAGCACGCTGAAGTGTTAAGTAAGGTTGCAAAAATAATTCACGAAGTTGAAACCAACGGCAACACTCCAGCACTGGCAGCACAGGAAGCGAACCGATGGCTGTTTGATTACTCAGCTGTTAACAAAACAATTCGCACCGCTCGCAACGCGCCAGTCGGGATCCCGTTCCTTACGTTCTACATGAAGGTGCTACCCCGTCTTCTGGAAGTTGCTGCGACTGCGCCGTGGAGGTTCGTGCCTTACTACCTGATGCTGAAAGGAATGGGCCTGATTGCCGCGTCGATGAATGATGTTGGTGAAGATGATATCGAGGCGCTTAAGGAAGCTATGCCAAGCTGGTTAATTGAGCGCGGCCATGCCGTGATCATGCCAATGAAAGATGAGCAAGGCAGATGGATGGCAACCAACATGGGTTACTTCTTTCCGTGGACTGCGTGGACTGATATTGCTCAGGACATCGGTGAGGTTGGTAAGGGCATGGTTACTGGCGAACCTGTTGAGGCTCGCAATATTCTGCAAGGTGCCGGCGTGTTCGGCAGCCCGCTTGCAAACTTAATTTCTGCAGTGTCCACCAACGTCGATCCGTTTACTCGGAAAGAGATTGTTCGTGACGGCGACCTTCCATACCAGCAGATGCTGAGTCGATTGAACTACACGTACACACTGATGGCGCCACCATGGACAACGTCAGGTGGGCCTCTGGCTAAGATCATCCAAGCAGGCTCAGGTTACAAAGACCGATGGGGTAATCCACAACCAACGCTGGCCCAGTCAATGGCTCGTGTTGTTGGTGTGAATATTTATCCGATCCAGCCAGAGCGTAGTCGCGCAGTGAATATAAAGTTCATGAAGCGTGACCTGCAGGACATAAAGAGTCGGATGAAGTTTGAGCTAAAGGATCCTAATCTGAGTTCAGAAAACCGCCGCTCTCTGAGTAAAAATTTCAGGGATCAAATTAAGTGGAAGATGAAACAGATTCAGGACTATGCGAAGAGGTCGAAGGTTCACCCTAACCTACGGTGAATTGGTAACCAAAGAAGTCAGAGATAACGATGATCAGGGCCAGCCAAAACACGGCCCTGATCGTTATTTCAGTCAACCACGTAAACACCACCCACCGGAAGCTCCCTTTATATACGGGCGTCCGTGGCCTGAGCTTATCATTTTCGCGGCTACATTTACGTTGTCTGCGTGAACGGATGCGAGAACCCTCCCGAAGTTGTCATACCCTAAGTCGTCGAGAGTAACAGACTTCGCGTTAGCCAGTAAGCTCATAAGGTAATCGCGTGCAGCGTAGGCCATCTTTTTCTCGCACTCGCCAGATCCACGGATCTCAGGGGTGTCGATACTCCTGATGCGGATCTTCATGTACGTGGTCTGGTAGATGAATGTCTGCGCCCACCCGTAGAACGTGTCGCCGTCGTACACTCTGTCGATCTGGGTCATTCCGTAAGGCCCAATCTTATCGACGTCATACTCAGTGGCAACTGCGTCGCAAGCAAAAAAGAAAGCGGTTATAAAAACAAGTGCGCCCAATGTGTTATGAATTATATTAATAATTGTCTGCTTCATCTTTGTACTCCTTGTATGCTTTTGGTAAATACTTCTCGATGCCTTTGTGTGTTGCCCATTTCATTATCAGTTCGGGGTGAACCTTGGTTAGTGAGTCTATCTCAAAATGTTTTAGCAGCTGACCTCTGGCCCAGACGTATAGCATGTTAGCAGACTTTTTCTCGAACCAGTCTTTAGCTTCCTGAACCTCAACTGTATCCTCCGGGCCGATCTTATTTTTCCTTCGCATGTATTCACGGTAAGCCATGGACTCACCATGTTCATGCTGCAGAGAATGCATTGCGTGAACCATTGGCACGCCAGAGTATTTAGGTTTTAGTGATGTGCCTGCGTCGCCAGATCTACGAACATGGCAGTAGTCGCAACGCTCTTCACCTTTACCTCCATCCCAATCAAAGCCACCGGTTATAATGCATGGCTGGAAACGAACAAAGGCCTGATATTGTGCGTCGGTACCCAAAGCCTCAAGCACCTTCGGGTTCATGAAAAATCCTGTGTGGTAAAGGCTTTGTGCGAGCTGACCGTATGGCCCCTTCTCTGGCTTGGCTGGCTTGACCGGCTTCTCTTCTGCCTGCTCACCATCTTCACTGACAAACATTCTGGCAGCAACCACCATACCTTTTGTGTTGGCATCAACGAACAGTTTCCACAGCTCTTCATTGACCTCGAAGGAGATGCGGTACACCGGGCCATCCTTCGGGTTGGCGAACGATGGGTTAGGATTCATGCCGGCAAAATCAAACTGAGTGCCGGGCTTATCTAATGGATTAGTAGTATTCACTTTTCTCATCTCTCGTAAGTTTGTATGCGATAACCATTCCGATATAAGGCGATGACAACACCACCCCTACTGGCCCCATGTATTCCCATAGGATCCAAGTTAAGCCGGCAACGATGATGTAATATTTTTTCATGTCATCTCCAGTTAAAAGGTTGTGGCGGCAGCTGCAACACAGCGTTAAACAGCTTTTACCTATAGGAGTAGGTGCCGCCACAAATTCGCTAGAATGGAATGTCGTCGTCGAAGTCATCGAACCCACCAGCCGGTGCGCCAGACGCTTGACCTTGATTGCTGCTCGACTGACTGTTGGTTGCACCAGTAGATCTCGCGCTACCACCTTCAGGCTTGCCATCAAGCATCATCATCTGATTAAAGATGACCTTGGTTGCGTAGACATCCTTGCCATCCTTCTCATACTTGTCTGTGGTGTACTTACCTTCAACATAAATCTTCGAGCCTTTATGCAGGTACTCACCGCAGATCTCTGCGATTTTTCCGAAGGCAGCCAAGCGGATCCACTCAGTTTTTTCAACCATCTCGCCTGTGTTTTTATCCTTCCACGATTCACTACAGGCGATACTCATATTCACTACTGCGTTACCATTAGGCATGAACTTTACTTCTGGGTCTTGTCCAAGATTCCCGATCAGTTGGACTTTATTTAATGATCTAGCCATGTCTGTATTTCCTTTGTGTTAACGAATTGAAGCAGATATCTTTTTGTAAAGCTTGATACCAAAGTTTGTTTTCTCAATCTTTTTATCGAGGGCAAACTTATTGAGCCTCGCCTGATTTACTGTGATGAAATCTTCAGGAAGATCTCCACGACCAATAGCCGCGCACAATTCTTTAACGCTTACGCACTCACCCTTCCAGTCAGTACGAGTTGATGTTGAGCTACCGTAGTCACCTCGGGATATTTCTCCCTTTGATTTACTATCAGGAAGTTCGGCGGCCTGCTCAACGATGTCATTGGCCAGCTCTTTATTGCCATCAGCCTCAGCCTCAGTAGCGCGCTCCAGAGCGGCAGCTTCAGCAGCCTCACGTTCTTCCTTGGCAACACGATCAACCTCTGCCTGTTTCTTTTGTGCGTAGGCATCGAGCTTATCTTTGAGAGTCTTCTTCAATAATTCAAGGCTCTCTTTGTTTGGCTTAAATTCTGCGTTGATCGTTTTAACATGATCGTTAAGCGGCTGAACCAGAAACTTTCGAGCGTCCTCGCTCTTGTTAATTTGGTTAGTAATAATTTTATACAGATCGCCGCCCATGGCGTTAGTATCCTCATCAACAATCTCGGCACGAGTAACCTGTGCTGCCAGCTGTTTTATTGCGTTGCTGATAGGGTTGACTTTTGCTGCGAGAGTTTCCTCGGTTTGTATTTCTGGCGTGTTTAACATTGTGATCTCCTAGTTAAAAAATATCTGGTATACCGTCATTGCAGGAATAGCTTGGTGCCTGCGGTCTGGTATCGGTGGTAAGGTAATGCCAAAACTCATGGCATCTGGTTAACATGTGGTCGATGTAATCATCGTCACGCTCGACACAAATTCTAATGAACTGCATGGCTGGGTCAGGGTTCCGTGGATCGTAGCTCACGAAGTGGGCCTCTTCTGCTTTGGTGCATTCAACTTCCAGCATAATCTGTGGTCGGTACGTCATGACGCCGGCACCATGCACCACGTTGAGCATGTGGTTCGCTGGATTGTGTGGACACTTCACCTCACCAACGATCTTTGGTTTCGGTAACCAGAAGTCCGGGCTGCATCCAAGGAACTTAACCTCCGGGTGCATCATCAGGCTGGGCCGCTCGACATCAACGTCATAGATCAGCTCGTAGTGATCGATGGCCTCGTCCTCATATTTATTGCCATGATTGATGGCCGCCGCATTAATTTCATCATTCAACAGGATGGTTGGATCCTCGATCTCAGCCTTCTTCCGGTCGAGAAGCGTACACCATGCCCGCATACCGCCCTTCATGATGGTATCCATGTGGCGACCAGACAGGATGCCGGCGTGGGCTAATTGCCATTCATCACTACCCTGTTGCATCAGTTTTCTTCTCCTGCTTGGCTGCCTTGAATGCTGCGATACGAGATTTACAGTCATCGAATTTTGACATAGGTAGATCCTTCAGAGCATCGATCTTGAATGCCTTAAGGATCCGGGCCACCTTCATGCCGGCATCCTCGATTAGCTTCTCAAGCTCACCCACCAGTGTGTCATTCAGGAGGATCTCCTGAGCTGCGTCAGGCTCGATGTTGGTATCGTCGAACGTCTGACCCTGATGCACGTTAAGCAGCCCCTCGGCATGCGTGAAGCGTTCTGAGATGGGCCACGATACAGAGCCACGACGCAGCAGGGTCTTCTTAACCATCTGGCCGAAGTTGCTTTCCCATGGGCCTCGCTTACCTTCCTTGCCGAACTTGTAGGCGTCGGAGCTATCGCGGATCTTAATGATGTCTTTTTCTGACATCATCTCGCACAGGTAATCGCCGTCGGAAGTTTTTGCCAGAGAGTACCCGCCAATCAGCTTTGCCTCATCGTCTTCGTCCCTGCCGAATGGGTTGGCGATGTTGTGGGTCGGCTTCTCATCGACGCCATTCCAGATAAATTCCTCACCCTCATGAACCAGCATAGCCTTGGCCCAGCGAATTGAGCCTGAGTCGGTGGCGATCTTAATCAGGCCACGGTATGAGATATCAAGACAGGCCTCCCAGACCTCGACCCACTGGTTGCCGTCTTTGTAGCTGCGCTTGCGAGGGATTAGGTAGGCCAGCTTCTCGGCTGGGTTCAGGGTAAGGCCGATCGATGCGATGTTGATCACGGCATTTTTGATTGACGGTAGTGAGCATTGCTGCAGGTACTTACTCTTCTCGATGACCTGCATGGCGAACAAAGTTTCGGCGGCCCAGTTAAGGTTGCTTTGATCCTTGATAACGATCGCCTCGAACCGTTGCTTGCCAGTGCCAATGGACTGGCGGATGCTTTTCATTATGGCTTGTGTCATTACAGTATCCTTTTGGTGTGCTTTAAGTATGTCTTAAGTCCAATGATAGTCTTCAATTTGTAGAGAGTCAACAACTGTTGTAAGGTGCCGTAAATTAAGAGGATTAGCGTGAATGTCTATCGAAGAGAAGCTGGAGAACAACAGGCGCATGGCGGCTGTAGCTATCGGCAAGATGGGTGGCCCGGCTGAGGCTGCTAGAACATTGTCAACTGAAAAGAGCAAACTAAAGACCGGGCATGTATGGGCTTGGTTGAATCGTGATAAGCGAGGCATCCCATTGGCTTACCTGAAAGCGATCGAAAAAATTACAGGTGTGGCCCGGGAAGAAATGAGGCAGGATGTGCCATGGAGATAGATCACGCAAAAAATAAAACGTGCTGGAGATCTATCGGCGGTGCAGAGATACCAATACGCTGTCTTGCTGATGAGTGCATGGGCTGGGAGCCAGAGATGAGGCTGGCAACTAGCCTTATTGAAACCAGCGATCAAACTCCAGACGGCTGGCATGAGAAAGGAATCCAGATGTCTGAAGGCAGGCAGATGAAATTAATTGGAAAATATAAAAAAACAACTCGCGGCTGGTGTGATGCGTTACCAAAAGGAGTTGAATAATTTTATGGTCACGGATCCTAACCCGATCACGTAACAGGGAAAGCTCAGCTGGCAAAGGTGTAGATCACTGCCCAAGACATGTGGCGTGTGAAGGCAGCCTTCGCGTAGCACCAGCAAGAGATCCCCGGCCACCAGTTGTGCAGCAGTAGGCAAATTGGTAAAGCCATCTGACTTTCACTCAGATGTTTGCGGGTTCGACTCCCGCCTGTTGCTCCAGTTTAATTTTAATAACGGAGGGTATTATGGATAAAATAAAAAAGTGGATTATGGATAACACGAAGAACGCAGTCATGGGCGCTGGTCTTGGGTTGATGGTTATCGCGGCGTTCATGCATGCCGGTGTTTGGGCTGCGATGTTTGTTGTTGGTGTGATCGTATCGCTATCAGCTACCGATAATGATTAAGCTATTCTTAATATCGTTTGCCTTGGCGGTCGCCAGTTGCGGGCCGCCAAAGCTCCCGTATTAATCTATAACGATATACTTTTTCACCCGGGTTTTAAGGTGAGGGCCACTCCAGACATACACTGGTACGTGAGTGTGGTTGTCCACCAGCATATGGCCCTTCACTGTGACAAAGTGGTCGGATGTCGTGATGATAATTGTCTTATCAACCAGCTCAGTTGATCGATTCTTAAGGAACTGACCCAGTGTTGGTCGGCGTTTCTTTGGTACCGCGAGATGGTGTCGTTTGCAATCGACACCCCAGCGATCCAAGCACCACGCTATCTCATGTGTCCACATACCGATGACGGCGGCGTTTGGTTTTCGGTTTCGGTACCGGTTGATGCATGCGCGCACATCCTCGTATGCCTTCCCTGTCACAGCCATCAAGGCAGCAGGCCCACAGTATATCGACTTCCCATCAGCCCGGACTGCCGGCTTCAGTGCGCGGCTCATCCTCTGATCGCCTTGCGTGCGGCTTTGCTGATGCCGAACCTGCGACCGGCTGCCCTGAATAACTTCCGGGCCTTGGCTGCGCTGTACTGGATCTCTCTCAGGAATCGCTTATTGTTGAGCGGCTCCTTGATAACCCGGATGCCAGAAGCGTCCATTAGTATCAGCTGGAAGAACTTCCTACCGTCGCCAATATGGATGCCGGTAAAAACACCCTGCTCCGTTTTGTATCTCACTACTTGCATAATATTCTCCTCGGTGGTGAAGTTATATTATACCAAATGAGTTTTCTCGAAACGCAGAATATGCTTGTATAGTAGTGTAAAACGCTCCGCAGCCCAGTGTTGGTGTAGAGAATAAAAGACTTGACATGCAGCCACAGTGAATTTTTTCTGGGCCAGAAAAAGAGAAACCCACTTGACTGGGGAAGCCAAGCGGGTCTATTCTTGTTGCCTGTTCAGTCGAGGTGTGTCGCCTCTCTGAACTCGAAAGGTTAAAGTGGAACCGATCGCGTCAGACCTCATTGTAACGCAATCCCTCCGAAGCTCAAACCCTTTCCGCTGGCGGATACACTTACGATAGAGCGAATCTATGCGGGTTATGTCTGTGTCGGACTCTAAATGATTCTGGATCTCACTCAAGAAAAGGACGACCCCTGTCCGGTGAGCATGTGAAGTTACTGTCGGGTGATCCGACGAGGGAGCCAAGTATTCCGTGGTTATCACAGGAAGAAAGGGGATAAATATGGCCTAAGTAGTCACCAAGTAGGGGCTAATTAGGGCCGGTTGACATCCTGCTGGGAGCTGCTCTACAATTGTTGACTCTACCACCGGAGAATGAAATGCAAAGCTGTAAAACTTGTAAGTACTGGGATCAGAATCACGCCAAAGATAAAGCTGGCCGCATTCGAGGGGATCGCCCGGCCAAATGTAGTTGTCCAATGCCATCGCTGCCGGATTCTTATCGGCCAAACTGGATATCTCTGGACAAGTCCTCTGAGCTACGCTGGATGTGCGCGCACGATGGAAAGAAGTGCGCGACATACGAAAAGCAAAAATGATGGAGCGCGAACACAGGCAGTATCAGGACGATCTTCATGAGGCCACCATCACATCGATCAGGTGCGGCAGCAGAAGAGTCCTTATTCAATCACCCACCGGTAGCGGCAAGTCTGTTTACTTTTCCAGAATAATTAAGGGCGCCCACAAAAAAGAGAAGAGGGTGCTATTCCTCGTTCACCGTCGTGAGCTGGTGAAGCAGGCGGCGGGACACATGGAGATTGAAGAGGTGCCATACGGCATCATCATGTCAGGGTCATCGGCCAGCATTTTTGCAGAGATCCAGCTGGCCAGCATCGATACACTGCGCGCCCGGGCCATGGGAGAAAAAACCCAGATAGATATGCCGGAAGCCGACATCGTTATCATTGATGAAGCACATCACGTTGGCAGTAAAACTTACGAAAGAATTTTTGATCATTACGCCGATGCAATAATCATCGGTGTCACGGCCACCCCTGCGAGAGGAGATGGAAAAGGCCTCGGCAAATACTTTGATGATCTGGTGCTTGGCCCTACGGTCAGGTTCCTGATGGATAATGGGTATCTTGCTGAGGCTTCTTACATGGTGCCGAACGTGCCTGACTTGAAAGGCGTGACGGTGCGACGCGGTGATTATGTTGAAGACCAGCTTGCAGTGATTATGAACGACGCTAAGCTGGTTGGTAACGTCGTTGATCACTGGATTAAGTATGCGGAAGGCAGGCAGACCATTGCGTTCGCAGTTAACGTGGCGCACTCTCGTGCGATCGCAGCGAAGTTTAATGCTGTAGGAATACCGGCAGCACACATCGATGGTAAGACGCCAATGAAAGAGCGCGACCTTATCATCGAGCAGTACGAGGCAGGCAAGTTTAAGATCCTGTCGAACTGTCAGGTGTTTACGGAAGGCACAGACATGCCGAACGTATCGTGCATTCTTATGGCGGCACCAACCAAGTCGTTAGTTAAATATTTACAGATGGCTGGTCGTGGACTCCGCCCGAAGTGGGACGGTGGTGACTGTTTAATAATGGATCACACAGGGAACGTATTACGACATGGGCAAGTTGACGAGGAGCATGATTGGTCGCTGGATAACAGAACTATTCAGGAGAGAGACGCGGCCCTCAAAGATGACGCGAAGGTTGGGGAGGAGAAGGAATTCGTATGCTCCGCATGCGGCAACATATTCAAGAAGCAGCATATCTGTCCGAAGTGTGGCACGCCGCTGGGCGAAGACACTCGGGATGTAGAGACTGCGCGTGGTGAGTTGATTGAACTCCCGAAAGAAAAGAAAAAGAAAAAAGAAAAGTACAGCGCCGATGACAAGCAGCACTGGTATTCGATGTTCCTGCAGCACGCTAAAGACAAGGGCCATCACTCTGGCTGGGCCTACTACAAATACAAAGACAAGTTCAAGGAGAAGCCGGGTGGCGATTTCAGTCGCACACTAGCTCCGCCTAACGTAGCGTTCGACGGTTACATTAAACACCTGAACATCAAGGCAAGCTTCAGGCGTAAGGCGTCGTGAACGAAGGCACTCACAAGGCGTTCCTCGAACGTCTCGATAAAAGCAAGATAGCTGTCGCGGTTGTGGCGTTCTGGTTTTGTTCTCGTGGTTACAAGGTATTACTTCCGCCAATGACAAAGGCAGAGAAGAGGGCTGACTGGAGAGAGCATTCTGACAGTGGAGACATGTACGTCTACAAGGAGGGGATGGGGAGCCAGACCATCGAGGTGAAGCGCATAACTCAGAAGTTTTTTGGAAGGAGCAGCTGGCCGTTCAAGCAACACTTTATTGTTGACTCGGTATCGACCTTCGATGGAAAAGAAAGAAAGCCTAACGCCTACGTTGTGCTTGGCGACAACATGAGCTGCATGGCTATGCTTATTGTTAACGATGGCGACGAGAAGAGGTGGGTGAAGGCTGCCAAGATGAACAAGCAAACAGAAGAGCTTCAATCATTCTACTTTGCGAACACAGATACAGTTAAGTTTATAAAGTTGGAGAAGCTATGAGTATATTAAAAACAATTGAAGAGCAGTGGGGCGGAACTATTATTCCATTCCCAGAAGCCAAGGGAATGGAAGACAGGATTCACATGTACCTGAAAGATGGCAAGACCAGAGCCTTCATAGTTGACTACAAGGTTGACGAGGATTGGAATACGTTGCCCGATATGCGTATCGACATTCAGGATATGAGAAAAATAAAATTCCTCAACGAGTTCTTCCATGCGTCGTTTATTATTGCTGTCGAGTACAGAGATAAAAAGATGTTCGTGAAGATTGATAACCTAATGCATGCGTACAAGGATATGGTTTCCCCGGACGGCGCGTTCCTGCCGAAGGAAAGATTTCAATTACTGAGGAAGACAGGATGAAAACACTACACCACCACAGGGTTGAGATAGTAATTAGCCCGGGCATGATTAACAAAGAGATCGGGAATAAATATCACTGGGGTAAGGTTGAGGTGCTTGCTGAGAATGACTCAAGACTTGTGTTAAACAATGAAGCATTCACAACCATAGAGAAAAGAAAAAGCCGTTATCAGACTTCTCTTAACAGCCCAACAATAGGTCACAGCGTCAAGGACACCATATGGGGAACGTCGCTAACGTATAATATTTATTCGGATAAAAAGAAGCGCAAGTCAACTATAAAAAAAGAGATAGCTGAGTACGTCGAAGAGAAGTTCGGTGCGTTCTCAGATATCGACCTTAGCTTTATGGATATGAGATAATGGAAGTTCCAGACGAAGTAGTGGATATTGTTATGAACGCTTTATGTGAGCAGCTTGGCGACACGAGGGCATGCCCGAAATGTCAAGGCACGTTCATACCGCGAGACTTAACCTCAATGAAGACTGGTGATGCGTATAGATTATTAAAACAACTGAGAAAGGAGAGTGATGTGTCAGACAACAAAGAAAATGCAGATCGTGTAGTACTGGAAAAGATGACGATCGGCGAGATGATTAAGCTGGTCGAAAAGGTAAAATCAAATAGCGAGCATAATGTCACCGACGAAAGTGAGCTTAAGTTCTTCTTCGGCGATCCGAGAGAAGGTAAGGTGATGACGATGTCATCGATGGGAGCCTTTGGTGAGAACGAGGATGGCATGTTTTTTGTCCTTGATCCGCAAGGTACCAACATGATCGACGATCTTATCGAGATGCTTAATGGGTTGCGCGGAGACAAAGGTGATTGTCAGTGTCCGAAGTGCGTTGTTGAGCGGGCGTTAAAGCAAGAACGATGATCGAGTGGGAATACAGTAGGAACATGCTGACCCACGAGGGCTACGTCAGGACTCGTGGGGATGATGGTGTTGAGGGGTTCTTTGTTTTCATTAGGCCGACCGATCTACGGAGGAACATCTACAACAAAGAAAGAATGAAAAGCGGGTACGATCTTTTTAAGGATAAGCGAGACAGCAATGTTGTTAAGCACGCTAAAACGGTTAAGGAGCTGAAGGAATATGTCGAAAGAAATTATCTTTGAGATCCCAGTTCGGACGCCGATGCTAAATGAGTACGTCAGGTGGCACTGGCGAAAACAAAGAGGCCATACCGTGGAGCTGGCTTGGATGGTCAGAGAGGCCGTAGGGCCAAGATCAACAGAGCCAGTAAAGAGATGCGTTCTAATAATCGAGCGTCACTCATGGGGCCAGAGACGTCGTGACTGGGACGGTTTGTTCGGAGGTATGAAAGGATTGATTGATGCGTTAACTGCGACACACCAGTCAGGAGTTGGCCTCATTGAAGACGACTCTACCGAGTGCATCATAACGATGCCGACTGTCATGGATGTGCGGTGTGAGAAGGGTAAAGAAAAAACAGTAGTGAGAATAATTCCTATGGAGGATGAGTGATGAGTGACTTACCAAAATATAAATGCAACAAGGTTGTTGAGGGCGCCAAAATAACAGACGTCAATGTGTATGACAGCGATGCAAACGCAGAGCTTACGCTTGATGTGAATGGAGAAGATGTAGTGATCAATGTTTCTGGCGTTTATATAGACAGGCATCAACCAAGGGCTGGCGGCTACTATGTGAAGTACAAAGACGGCTACGAATCATTCTCGCCAGCCGAAGCGTTCGAGGAAGGCTACTCGCCTATGGCTGACTCTCCAGATATTAAATTAAACATTGAGCCATCATGATGAAAAAGTCACCAAGGTATAGAAGAGTTTTTATGTGGCAGGTACGCAGAAAGGTTCCGTACACCGAGATAGGAATACTCAGACTGCCATGCATAAGATGCGGCAGCCAAGCAGAATTTCAATGGCAAATATGTTCGGATGGAAATAACTACAGGCCGTTATGCATTGAGTGCGATATAGAATTACAGCGAGTGGTTCTTAAGTTTATGAAGCATCCTCATGTTGAACAGTTGGTTAATGATTATGCTAGAAGCAAAGGGGTTGGCGATGAGTGAGCATGTAGAGCTGGCGTTCGATCACATCGAGTATCATGGCGACAACGCTGACGCGATACTGTTCGACTTCGGTGAGAAGGATCCAGTGTGGATTCCAAAATCACAGATCGACATGAATGAGTTTGATCGTGAGAGTAACGTGGTACCAGTAACGGAATGGTTTGCGAAGAAGGAAGGATTGATTTAAGACTTACGGTGGTAGTAAGGAAAAATCCCCCGATACCAAACGAAGCATCACTTCGATAACCAACCCTGCAGCACCATCCATGATCCCATGGAGCGCCTGACCAACACGAGGTAAGTCAGCAAGCCCGCCCTTCAGGTTCTCAGTAACAGCGTTGAAGAAACGCCACACTGTTTCACCATCTTCGCGGAACTCAAAGTGCCGTGGATCCTCGTACTCCTTCAGGATCTTCGGGATCTTGGTAGACGTCACCACACGTGCGCGCAGCAACTCGATCAGCAAGTGATCTGCCTGAGTCTGTGAAAGCTCAGCCTGCTTGTACGCATCGATCCGAGCGTCCTGAGATATTCGCAGGGCATTGATCCGACCCACCGCAGCATCGACCAGTCCAGTCAAGTCACGCACGATGTTGGCTGTGTGCCGACGACCGAACTTGATCTCGCCAGAGAACGCCAAGTTGTCACACACGAACACGCCAGAGCCGATGACCAGCCCAGCCGGGAACGACTTGTCGTGAGAGTTACGCAGGCCCACGACGGTGTTGTAATCGTCGTTGTTGTTGCCGTTGGTGATCTCAAACAACCCGAAGTACCGGGCATCCTTACGAGATAAGGCATGCGATTGGTTGACAATATTGAAGCCAGTGTTGACAAGCGACCGCTCAACCTCATCGACCAGCTGCCAGTGTGGAATCGGCGTCCAAGTCTGCGTTGGTTGTGGTGTTTCAACGATGTTGAGTTTTTGGCGAGGCACTTCAGCGCCTCCACAATGTAGCATTAAATCCATGATGATTCTCCTTACGTTGGTAGAGTTAAGTTACTGTTTGAGCTATAATTTATAGGCTCTTTAACAATTTAATCTTCTTTAACATCGCACCCCTTGAGGGTGATTTTAAGCTGTGCATCGGCCGCATGGTTGAGCCACTTATCAGCTTCCTTTGCGAGCCGTTCATGTAGCAAGTAAGCCTTGGTGGCCGCCTCTTCGTACTCGCCGGCCTCCATCAAAACTTGGTACTCATACTCAGTTGGTCTGACTAACGACATGGTTACCTCCTTACGTCGCGGTTCCGATGATCGTCATCGGTTGGCACTATGGTTGAATGGATGCACCACAAAGATCCTTTGCGGTGCGGGAAGTGATAACCGTCACACGAACATCTCATGCGACGGCCCTCACGACGTTTGTTGGTGTCCAGCTTCAGGGAGTCTTTCCCACACGCCGGACAATTTTTGCCGTCAACGTACTGCTCAATTTTTTGCTTGAGAGCGATACGCTTACGGCAGCCGGGTTTGCTGCATCGATATGGGTAGGACATAACATCCTCCTCGGTGGTAGTTAATCCAACGGTGGCCCCTCCTTGAAGAGCCACGATTTGATTTACTTTGAGTTGTAGTCTTCGAGAGGACACCAGTCAGGCAAGACCCGAATGTTCGTTAGCTCGAAAGACTCGACGGTAAGACCACAGAAGTAGTGATCAACCTCGTATACGTTCGGCCCCTTCAGGCAGAGGTGTCCAATCTCTTGTTTATGTGGACACCCACTGCAGGAAAGGATCTTGATAATTTTTACTGCCATACATTCTCCTCAGCTATTAAGCCATTCGTCGAAAGTTTTAAGTGGTAGCCCGGTATCGATATCGTGGCCATCGCCATCATCACAAAGGCTCACGTAGATATCGTACTCATCCTTGAGTTTGCCGCGCACTCTGGTTTGCCAGTCCTCTTTGAGTTCAGGCTGGTTGATGATCACGCTCACGACACCTTCTCCTCTTTGTGGTGACAGACGCCCTGCTCGATGAGCGACTCAGCTGCTCTGCCGAACCAGCCCTGAAGCTGCCAGCACAAACCCTTGTCGATCAGGTATTGCCAAGCAGCGATAACCTGCTCTTCGCTATCAGACTCAACGAACCCTTCGCAGATCCCGACAGCTGTGTAGTCATCAAATTCATGCGGCATGATGTTTCTCCTTGTGGTAGTTGTTCGTGTGAATGTTTTCACCATGGCCAAGACACTCATTGCAGAGATACTTGACTATCTTTATTGGTTTGCCGAAAAAGTCTGTCGTAAGTTCAGCCACCCGATGGGTATCCCAAACAGACAGATCCTCGTTTCGGCACTTGTCACATAATGCAGGCATGGCAGATCTCCTCAGTGGTAGTAAATCCAGCAGAGGCCACCCAGATGGATAGCCTCGACTTGATCAACCGCGTGCTAACTTGAACAGCTCATTCTTGGCCCACTTAATATCACTGGGCTTGGTGCTGCTTTCAATGATCACAGTCAGCATGTGAATGTAGCCTTCTTTGGTAGGTGTAAGATCGATTGTTTCTTTCATGATGTTTCTCCTGCCGGTGGTAGTAAGTCCAGCAAAGCGCCCGGGGAGCCAGACACTTCACTTGAGCCACTAAGCTGCAGCTACGATCCTGCGGCTAAGATCTTCCTTTACGTTCTCTTCATCAGAGAGGACAACGTAACCCTCCTCAACCCACCCAGAGATGCAGCCAATGGCCGCGTTACTGAATGAGTGGTGAACCTCTACTGCGTTATGGTGATGAGCGTGGTAGATCCTCAAGACCGCTTCAGGTTTGCCAGAGTAAGAATCGTTGGCCTCTATGGCCTGTATGTGTATCGCGTTTCTCATAATCGTTTCCTTATATTGGTTAGTGGTCACTAACTAAGTGATGCTAACTGGCGACCGTGAAGAAGTGGTAGCCGCCAATGTAGTGGTTAACTAAGTGCTGACCCTTGGGAGTGACGGACAGAGCCGCTGCCGAAGGGTTGTGCTTATTGGATACTGGCGCCAGCGCAATAGCGATCAGGACGTCAGACAGACTCAGGTTGTTATGCTGCTTCATGGTTAGATCCTCGGTGGTAGTTTCGGCCAGCGTCAGGCCTCATCAGTGCAACTGCTATGTTGCAGACTTGTTGATTCGTTTCCGGTCTACTGTCCGGCTTCTCCTCAACCCGACATTATCCTGTGCCGTGCAGCTTATTTCTAATACACACTGAATATAGCAACGATTAACTATTATGTCAACAACTGTTGAGTTACCAGAAAGACTGCCATATACTGTAATAGGGGCTGGCTGATGGAGAAAAAACTTAGGCCAAGGGCTTTGCCAGAAAGAACTGGAAACCAGCCAGCTTCCACCAACAACGAGAGACTTAATGACAACACTAACAAAACAACTGGTAAACGAAGACGGCTTTGATGTCCCTCCTGATGAGCAGTGTTGGCACGTGATAACACATGCTTCGGGAGATTTATGTCTATTGTGTACTGGTGAATTTGTTGATGAAGGGGCGCGTAATCCAGACGCGGTCTACAGATTTAAGGAAGTTAATCGTGGCGGAATAACCTGCAAGAATTGCTTGAGCCATGTGAAAGAGATGAAGGCGATTAAGTTATAGCGCCGAAATGAGGAGATCAATATGGGCCTGATGTGTGAGTGTGATAGTGACTGGTACCCTGACCCGGGTGACTGGATGTGGTCTGGGCATGTGAGTGATGACTTCAAGCCATTAGAAACTAAGCGAAGACAGCGATGCTGCTCATGCAAAGAGCTGATTGATCTCGGCTCGCTGTGTATTGAACATGGGCGCGCACGCATTCCTGATGGCGACATCGAGGAAAGGATTTACGGTGAAGACGGCGAGATCCCGATAGCGTCAGACTGGATGTGTGAGAGCTGTGGTGATCTGTACTTTTCACTGAATGAGCTGGGCTACTGTATGAGTCCTCGTGATGACATGCGTGAGCTGGTGAAGGACTACGCTGCAGAGCATAGCAAGGAGAAGAAAGCCTAATGCAAAATTATGACGGCATGGTCTGCAGAGTTTGCGGAGAAGAAAACCCCGACAAGCACCAAGACTTCTGTAAGGATCTGGACTGTAGCGGTCTGCTTATCATGTTTGAGCAATACATAAAGAGCTACACGAAAACTTTATTTATCGGCGGAAGTTATGACGGCACCCGGCAGGACGTTGATGCGGGGATGGATGTGATCTCGATGGCCGTCAGAGAAGATGCTCCGTCGAGCTATCTTGGTGGAGAGGCGTTAGCAGCAGAAGCCGTCGTCATGCACGAGGTGTATAAGCGAGAGCTTTTGGCTGACAGTCATCGTCGTTACCCAGTTTACGTCATCATGAATGATGAGCAGACCAGCCTGATCGAGCGCCTGATTCGTGGATACAACAAGGAGCGCAAGTCATGAACATAACCGACGTCATCTACCTGAAAGACTCAAACACAGAAGTAACCATCGAGCTTGATGTCGATGATGAGAACGAGCCAATCAGGGTAATGTTTGATACTGATAAATGGCTGACGGAAGCCGACGCCAACCAGCTGGCTAGATTCATCAACAAGATGAGACGGGTATACAACACCCGCAAGTTCTAGGCTTTTGAGCAATCTGCGGGAATCAGCTACACTCAGAGCAGAGGAGATCCCAACCACTTGAGGGAATGACTATGGCGGCAAAGAATATTTATGGCGAGACGAAGACAGAAGCTAAGGCTCGTCGCAAGTCAGAAGGGCCGATACCCATGGGCAAAACCCCGGGCGCTGGCGTATTAGCATCTGCTGGTAGCGTCGCTAAGAAGATTAAGCAGACGTTGGCCCGCCGAGAGGGTCGTGCGCTTACTCCTTCACGACAACAGAAGGCGCCTCAGTATGGCCCCGGGTCACAGAGTAACGATCAGGAAAACTACGATTAACCACTACCACCGAGGAAGATTTATGAAATATGTGATTGTAATAACAGATTCTTACCGGCACGTTCTGTCACTGGCTAACGAGCTGTGTATTCCATGGCATCAGCTTATCTTTGGCTACCATATGGAAAAGCTCAGAGGGATTGAGCGTGGCACGAAATACATCGTTGTTGGTGGCCTTGCCAGCAAAGAGCTTGATCGTGATATGGCTGCATTCATCGAGTCACGCCAGTTCATCAAGATCAAGCCAGAAGATATTAGGGCTGAGCTTGAAGTTACATCATCATGAGCAACATCGTAGAGATGGAAGCATTCAGATTAAAGCGCGAGCTACTGCAGCGTCAGGGTAAATCCATTGCCGGCAAGATCATTGCTGCGAGCATGATCGACAACGCCAAGGCAGTCATCAATCCGTCCGGGTTGAAGTTCACCAAGGCGTGGATCGATGAGCTTGCACCTATCCCACCGTCAGCCTTCTACCCTAAGCCGGGAGTGACTGATGATTAACGTAATCGCACGCACCGATGAACACTTCCGCAACTGGATCAATGAGCAGGGCGTGAACCCTCGCATGGTCAGTCGGATCTATAACTTCAGAGATGCTAGTCTGATCCCCCGAGGTCAGGGCTTCGTCTCGCTGACGCCTATGGTTGATGGTGCTGAAGAGGATAAGATTCGTGCCTTACTTAAATCCAAACAATGCCCAGAACTGAGTCATGTCATTAACGACTGGCCGGTATCGGAGTTCGCGTAATGGCTAAATTTAGAGTTCGATTGAACGTAGAGGTTGAAGGTGATGACGTCGATGACGCTATCCTGAAGGCTGCCATACACTTCGCCATAAACTCATCAGCTAAGCGTCCGATACTTACAGTACAACCGCAGGATCCTTATAACTTCCCAGCACCACGGAACTATGATCCGCTTGCAATACTGCAGAAGACATTATTTAAGAAGGGCGACAAAGTGATAGTAAATATGATTGATGTAATGCCGACCGAAGCGTGGCCAGAGCCACCGGGAATGCAATAGTGCCAGTATCTAAACAGGGCTTTGCGTTCCTCGATAACTACAGGAGCGACCCGCAGTACCGGATTGGTGAGAGCTACATGAGGGCATACCCGGCGTGCAGAAGCTTGAACGCTGCCCGGGTGAACGCATGTAAGATTCTGGGCCAGAAGGAGGCTCAGGATTATTTGGCAAAGAAGGGCAAGAAGGCAGCCGAAGCTGTTGACCTGCAGGAGGAGGATATCCTGCGTGATCTGATCAAGGTTAAGGATATGTGTATGGGTACCGAGCTGTCACCATTCGTGAAGGTCACCAAAGACGGTGACATCATTGAGGGCGACGCCAGCGACTTCAATGCCGGAGGTGCCACCAAGGCGCTTGAGCTGCTGGGTAAGACGAAGAAAATGTTCACCGATAAGGTGGAGACTCAGGGCAGTATGGAGGTAGAATTCAACTTCGACCTTGTTGGAGGAAACAAGAATGCCGGGTGATTTAGAAGATCTAAGAGTTGAGGTTGCGGTGGTGAAGCAGCGACAGTCAGAGATCGACCGTCGCCACGACACGTTCATGGCTTCAATCAACAAATCGATGGACGGCCTGCAGCGCAGCATGGAGAAAACGTCAACAGACATCGG